TGATAACGACTTTCTTTTCCATTTCATCGCTAATAAAATCAGTTCTTTTTAAACCATCTATTTTTGTTTCTTTCATCTACCTTGACCTCTAGTTTTTTTTTTCTTCGGTATGCGTTTAGAATACGACTTCGCATGACGGCCTGCTCTTTTTATTCTAGTTTGCTTAACATGAACATACCCATACGATCTGGGTTTAGCCATTATGACGTTAAGACAGTAACACCTAATATACCAGTTCCAGTACCTATAATTCCTGCAACTTTATCGCCTACATCAACTTTTATTATTTCTATTGTATCAGCAGGTAAAAAAGTGCTGCTAGTAGTTGCCGTTGGGTTACTCCCTACAGCATAATAAGTATCTGTATCAGCACAAAGTCTCACCCAGAAAACTCCACTTTCAGCAGTTCCCAAAGCAGCAGATTGTGCAGACGTATCTGATGTCGCTACATTTGCCGTACTGGTTTGTTGAAAACCATAATTGTACATTGTTTTTTTCTCCTATTTAATTTGTGAGGGTGGAAAAACCGCTAGGTTAGAGCCACCCCCAATATTCTTTATACTATTTTTAAATAACAAATACTATCTTCTAATAACAAATGTTACATAAAGTACGATTGCATTAGTTGAAGCTCCATCGGTAATCATTTCAATAGTTCCATCTTCCGAAACTGTGTTTGCCGCAGTTGGTTCAGATGTATCTACGTCTCCAGCCGCAGAACCAGAATAAGCAACCGTAATTGCTGAATCGGTCATAGCTGTTCCACCGATTTCAAAAGTGATTGCTCCATTTGCTGTTCCAATGGCACCTTGAAGGGCTGTTATGATTTTGATGACTCTTCCACCATCAGGTATTCCAACAAATGTTGAAGATGCTGTGCTGATGTCTGCAATCTTTGCAGTTATAAAATAATCGTTTAATGTTCTCATTTTTTTTTCCTCATTGTTCCGCCCTTAATCTAATCTCAGGACTTCAATGTTAATATAAATGCAAGGGGAGCAGATTTTTTAGATTACCCCCCTCACACTGTTAGGTATTACGAAGTAGTTACGTCTGTAATTAATCCGCTTGATCCTTCATTCTTTGCTTCAAGAGTGTATTCAACTACTAAGAACCTTTGATCTGCATCCGCAGTTTGTCCAGGTTTTTGTAATTTGAAATCCCTCAAAAACGATACTGCCCAGAAATCCATTTCTAGGAGTAAAACATCTTGTCCTCTTTTAGCAGCAGTTGAATTAGCTTTTCTAATCCAACGATTCGGTGTGACTTGCATCGTACCGAAATCTGATTCGTAAACATCGATAGAAGTCATAAGTCTTTTATCTTCTGCTTTGTCGAATCTAGTTGCACCACCTGTGAAGAAAGATAGTTTTTGTTTATTGAAGCCATTAAGCATAATGACATTAGGATTTCCCCCAGTGTCCCAAGTAGTCTTCAAAGTTGATCTCAGTAAAGTTTCTGTGAACGCCCTTTGAGTCCCATCTGTTCTAATAGCTCCAGAGCCAGCTCCTGATCCGCCAGTTCCAGCAGATACATTAGAGGTCATCCAAGTGACAACTCCTCCTAATGCTCTTGCAGTCGTAGCGTCTCCAGCCGCAGCCGCAACATTAGATAAAAGAGCATTTTCCATGTCTCTTTTTAATTCTTTTGCCGCTTTTGCAACTTGGTAAGCCAACACCGAACTTCTACCAGCCGTATCAACTGCATCATCTGTTGCAGATACTTGACAAGCTTTAGTAGAGATTTGAGTGTAGTTTCCAACCTTAGTTGTAGAAGTAAGCGTAGGATATGAAATCGTAGCTCCTTCGACTTTAGCGTTGGCAGCAACAGCAGATAAAGTGTCCGTCTGCCATTGGTGTAATGTGTTAGTAGCTTTATTTTTACCAACACCTGACATGAAAGGAGTGTCTGTAGGAGATATGTTATAAATAATATCTGCTAAGTCTTCCCTTATGCCCACTGTAGTATATGTCTGTAATACAGCCATTGTTTGTCTCCGTTGTTAATTGTTACATAAATTTCGCTAAAAGATCGGTAGCATCTCTAGGATCACCACTTTTCCTTAAACGATTTAATTGATCCAACCTTGACTGACTGATTTTTTCACCTTTCGTTTCTTTAATACCTGGCTTGACCACTTTTGTAGGTTTAACAATTTTTTTAGCCAAATTTGGTTTAGGCCTATTTATATTGTTACGATGGCTCATGCCATCTACAACCACATCAAACATTCGGCTATCATAAATTCCAGAAATTTCTTGATCGTTGAAACCTCTTTCCACCATGTAGTTTCGTAAGTTCGTTTTTAAGGTAGCTCCTTTTACAGGATCTGCAAAATCAGGATATTTTAAATTTACCTTCTTTTGTTCTTCCCTTAAAATATTCTGTAGCTGGTCATTTTGATGAGTGCGTAGCTTTCTTTGAGCTGTGACGATGTTTTCTTTTCTTCGTCTTATTTTTCTCTCAATTTTCGCAGCTTCAGTTGGGTCTTCGTCAAATAGTTTATCTAACTCTTTTGAGTTTATTTCACTATTAACTTCAGCATTTAAAGTCGCTGTTAGATTATTCAAATCTTCAATCTTAGTTGAATAGTCTTTGTTGAGACGATCTTTATCAGAAGTTAATTGTCTTCTTTCGATAGCCAATTCTTCTGTTTTGCGTCTATAGTCGGCATCTTTTTGATAACCTGCTTTTAGTTCATCAAGGTTAACATCGATCTTTTCACCATTCACTGTGACTTGGTGTAGATCGGTTACTTGAGTTTCTTCAGCGTTTTCCGCTTCGGATGCTTGTACTTGATCTTCAACTTCCTGAGTTTTTTCCTCAGTTTGAGTTTCAGATTGTGGTTGATCTTCAGATTTTTTAGGAGAAGTTTCCTTTTCAGATTTAACTTCTTCTTTCTTTGTATCAACCTTGTCTGCTTTTGCTTTTTGAGGTTCGTCAGTTGTCGGTTTGTTAATACCTTTTTGATCTAACAATCCCTCAACTGCATCGGCAGCACCTTGCATTGTCCTACTGGACAATAATGGATTTACGTCAGACATAAATGTCCTCCTGTGGTTAAGCTCCCTGATTTGGGTTGGCTTATTCTAACCTTGATGATTAGAATTACTTTTCTTTAGAAGTCTGGAATTCAGCTAATTGTTTTTCTGCTAATTTTCCAGTATCAAGAATTTCTTTAAAGTGTTGCTCTACTTTTCCTAGAACCTGATAAGCTAACCATAATTTTTCTCTGGCATCGCTATCATGCACTGCAGTTCTATCCAATAAAGCCTCTGAATAAATTTTTTTAAGAGTTTCAAATGACTCTTGAAAGAGTTTATTCTGTAATATCTGTTTGGCTTGGGATGCCCTGCCCAATTCTTTGGTTCGTTTGTCCTGATCCCTGCTGTCCATTTGTATTTTCAAAACGCTTGGTGAACATACTAGCACTTTTTTCTGCTTGTTCAAGGTTTTTTGATCCTTTAGCAATAATCACCCTGTCTAGTTCAGCTTCCGCTTTTAATTTCGTTGTATCTAATTGTGTATTATATTTCAAGGCTATATCTTTAATCTTAGCTTCAAAGTCTAAGAGACTGTCTTGCGTTCTTTGTTCTAATTCTTTGTATCTTAATTCTATATCCGCAACTTTTCTCTTGTTCTCTGCATCAATTCTAGCCATTTCTATTTTTTCAATAGGACTAATTTCTGGAGGAGGAGGAGGAGTCATTAGTTGCTTACCCTTAATAGGATCAATGAAGTAACTTTCGACTGTTTGGAGTCCTGCGTTCTCAATAACTTTAGATAAAGTGTTATAAATGTTTTTCATTGTTACCATAGGGTAGTCCCTTCGGCCTTGCAGTTCAAAAGCCTGAAGCTGTTTTTGTAAAATATTATTCAACATCATAATTTGTTGTTCTTTTGTGCCTGTTCCTAAACCTACGGTAATGGTTACGTTGAAACGGTCTTTCCATTCAGTCGGTAAAACAGGAATATATTCTCCATTCAACTGAATAATTTTTTCTTTGTCCTGATATTTAATGGACAAAGCAAACATCTTTCTAAATAAATCTTTCACACCAGTTTCTGCAAAAATTCTAGCTACTAATTCAGAACGCATTTGCGTTTGATTCATAATAGCACTTATTCCAGTCGCTGTTTTATTTAAACTTTCAGAATCCAAACCTTGATTATATTTAGTAACTCCAGTTCTAACTTCTCTGACTTGATCTAAGTATTCTAATAAAGGAAAGGCTTGTTGAGAAATAGGTTGAGCTTGTAAAGGTTGCATCACTTGGTTAGGCGGTTGTTTTGTTCTCACCACACCACCAGGTCTAGTCGTTAAGAGATCATCCATGTTCACCATGCCATCCATGATTGCCACTCTGTTGTTATTTGTTAGATACATATTATCCAACAGTTGTCTCATCACTGTAGATTTCATTAATTGAATGTCTTCTACTAACTCAGCAATAGAACGACCATAAAATCTA